ATAACCGAGCATCACCATAAGGATAAGGTGTATCTGTATGGTGTAACATTGTAATACCAAAAGGATATTTAGTTATAGGCAGTGTCATTCTGCGATATAACTTTTCACCAATCACTAAATCTCTCTGCACTCTATCAACTGGTACAATCTGCCATTTTATCATTCCCTGATATAGCAAATCATTCATAGTAACAATGTGTGCTTTAGTAGTAGAGTTAGGAATAGGTGTAAGCATCCTACCATCTGGAGATACTTGTGATTGTTGTGGTTCTACACCTGCACTTATACTGCCATCAGTATTCTGATAAAATAGATTTCCATATTGTTGAATTATGCTAAGATATTTTTTTACTTCAATATCTTCAGTAATGGCTTTTTCTCTGCCACGTTGTGTTAATATAATAGCAGGTTTCTTAGCAAATTCTTTATATCCTTTTTTATCTAATGTAGCTTCAAAGTTAGAGTTAGGATCATATACCCAGAACATATCTACTTTTATTTTAGTGTAGCAATCAATAACACGATAATAATTTTGCTCACGCATAAACATAGGTTGAAATATCTGTCCATCACCTATATGGTTAACACCATAAGTTCGCATATCATATTCGTATGATTGTGCACCTCTAAAATCATAATTAGGATATTGTAATACTATATCTCGTTCACTAAGAATAGTACCAAGAAAGATATGGTTAGAATCTTGTGCATTACGCCAAGTGCATCTTGGGTCTAAATAAATATCTTGTGGATTTATGCGGATTACTTTCATTTCACCTTTGCCACTATCAGCAAAAGGATCATAGTAAGTGTACATCACAAATAAACCAGTATCTTCTAAATCTTCTACTGCTTTACGGAAATGCATATTGCCATTAGACTTATCCCATATATAAGATGCTAAATCACTTATATCCCCAGCTAACTTAGTATCACTATTCTCTCTTGGGATAGCCCACCATCGTGGATCATTATCAGTAAGTTGCTGTACAACCTGATCACGAGTAGGTTTCATTTCATTATTGGTGAGTACTGGTTGGTTAGCATCTTCAAGAGACATCGCAATGCTTTCTTCCCATTGAGCATTATTAACAAACTCTATATCTTCAGCAGCATCAGCTTTCCAATTAGCAGCTTGACCACTTCTGTATAAATCAAAAAGATCAATAATAGGTTGAGCTAAATTAACATCTTTCTGTACTTGTGATAAGCCTTTTATATTTGGCGGAGTATATCTGCCATATATATTATTCTTATTTCCATTTTTAGAATAATTGTTTTTGCTCAATTAAATACCTTGTCTAATATCATTTCATTTTTAACAATAGAACGTCTATTCAATTCTTTCACACCTAAACGAGTTTGGATGTCACAACCATATATGCGTTTGAAATCACCACCACAATTGCATGGCTGATTCTTTTTTAACTCATCTTTGAGATTATCATATTTACAATAAATCTCTAATTTAGTGCCACATTTATTACACTTAAATTCGTATTGCATTTTAATTCATCACCCAATAATAATCTATTAAATGTTTTTCTTCATCAAATATTATAAACAGTTCAAAAAAACTATTAGCTTCTTTCATTAAATAAGCAAATCCTAATGTATCATTTAGATAAGTTTTTTCCCATTCTTCTAAAGACCCATTTTTCTTTATCATGCTGCTAAATATCCTGATGATTTTGGCTTCCTTGCATTTAATGCCCAACTCATAATTTCATCTGGTGTTAATTCTCTTGGTGTAGAACTTTCAATTGTATGATCAGGTAATATTAACTTTCTTGTAGCATAATAGAAAGCATCTAATGTATCATCATGTTCTCTCTTAGAACCAAACATTAATAATTCACGAATGAAATCTCTCGAAGATGGATTAAAATAAACCTTCCTATTAGCAAAGAAATGATGCAACGTCTCTAATCTTTCTTCTTTATTGTTTACAGGTTTGAAAGGTACTTCTAAGCCAGGTATGTATAAATCTTCTTCCTCTAAAGATAGTTTCACACTCTCACGTAATAAGGTTTGATATTGCACAGATTCAACATGCATTCTTGTGGGGTGTAATGCCTTAGCATATTCTATCATTTGATTAGCTAAGTTTGTAGAAGCTAATCGCTGCCTGAGATAAGGTAATATGTAAATGTTTCTATGAGCATCATAAGCTATTGGCATTATAACAGAAAAGTCTGCTCTTCCAGATGTAGAAGAAGCAGGGTCAACACCTATGAATATATTGACGGGTCTAATGATGGGAATATCTAATTCTAATAGTTTATCTAAACTTTCACCTGCATGTGTTATCTTAATAAAAGCATCTTCACCCAAGAACTCTAATTTGCCATCATAATACTGTAAATATTCTTCTTTGAAAAATTCTTCTTCTTTGCCTTTTACAGTGCATTCATAATCAGCATAATAGTTTCTTAATTTACCTTTAGATTCGTAATCTGCTTTCTTTTCTTCAAGTTCCTCAACAGAATACATCTCATCCCAAAGTATTCCAGAATTACCATTCTCATCACAACGAGCAGAATACCATTGTACAGACCAACCAGTTGGATTATTCATTATTCTATCGACAGAACATCCTTGCACAATAGGCGTGCCTATGACTCTTACATAACCCATCCTTTTGTCTAAGGAAGCAACACCTGCAAGAAATACATCATAATTAGAATCCATTTGATCAGTGGTTGCTGTATTATTCTCATCTTCGAGATCATCACACATATAAAATGTAACACGTGTACCTTCTTCAAGTATTCCACGAACAGGTTGTCCAGTACCAATAGCAGCAATAGTAATCCAATGACCATTATAGCGAAACTTTATATAATCAGCTTGCCATATAACCGCTACCCTATTGCCATTTTCATCTGTATCTATATCTGAATGCTTGCCATATAAGTCTCGATAAACCTTATTATAACGCAGCATAGATTTAATAGACCATAATCGTTTAATAGCTTCTTTACGAGTTTTAGATTGTATTACTATAACTGAATCATATTCAGTATTGATATGTAGGTAATGACTTCTAACAGATTCTATTGCAATAGTCGATTTACTCGTACCACGAGGTGCAACTATTAAGCCTTGCTTGATAGATGAATCGGTTAATAATGAAGCTATTTTATAATGGAATGGTGGTGAAGGTAAGTAGAAAATGTCTGGGGATAGAATGCCACCCCGATAGATAAGATCGGTTTTACACTTCTCGGCTACTCTTTGTTTTGCATTCATATTTTCTCTGTAAAAGTGAGTGGTCAAGGAGGTGTGACCACCCACAACTAACTAACCATACATTAACTAAAGAAATCAACAGACATCGCTAATATAATTAATATAGGTGTATTGTCAAGAGAAAAGTGAATTATTGCTATAAAATGAAATTAAACAAAAAGTTACAGTTTATAATGAGACATTTAGATAATGGCTATTTTCTCTTAGAAGCCTTTGGTTCATTTACATATAAGGCTTTCATGTACTTCTTAGCTTTAGCAGTAGAAGTAGAGCAACCTTTCTTTTTACCAGTTGCCTGATTATATACACATTTACCTTTTCTGATATATGGCATGATAACCTCTATTTTATGCCTGGAAATTTCTTATGCACTGCACGTCTAACTTGAGCCTTTTGTGCAGGTGTACCATGTTGAGCAACACGTGCAAGTGCATTCCTTGCATGTGATTTATCTGGTATTGGATATTTCCTTTGTGATGGTATTGCAAAAGAAGATGACTTTAACTTATTACGTGAACCACTTGTTAATTTAGCCATAACTTATCCTTTCATATTAGTTATTACATTTCTTTGATAATGTTCTCATTCATTCTACCTTTTCATAGGTCTTTTCAAAAATGTCGGGCTTGCATGGATAATACTCACCATTGACACCTTTAATAATCCAATCATTAATTTGTGCAGTCATAATACCCTCTAAGGTATTTATTTTGAGAGTACCGTCTGTTTCAATGGTAATCATTCTGCTATCGTGTCGAAAAAGATGCATTATTTCATCGACATCTTCTTTCCACTGCACTGCTTCTATCACTACGGGTTTCTTTCTAAATTTCATTTATGTAACCTTTCTTCTACTGTCTTTTCTAAGTAATCATCCATTGTGTTAGATTTAACTTCATTAATCTTACCTCTCTCAGCAATAGATTTCTTTAATTCCAGCATAGCATCTATGTCTTTCTTATGAAATTCATAGACCTCTTTAACGATTCTGTTAGCAGTGTCTTTAACAGTAGTTCCCCATAAAGCACTTAACATATCTAAGAAATGTTTATGCTTAGAGGATATTTGTATTGATGTTGTACCTGGCATGCCCATGCTAATTCCCTCCATTATTAACTGGGATAAAATCTATATAATATTCTTCACCTGGTTGGAACTGGTCTTCTCGATATGTGCGAATTTCGATTGATCCAGAGGGTGTAGATGCAAAGAACTTTTTATTTTCTTCATTTGTAGCAGTTACTACCTGGAATTTTGCAGAATAAAGGAATGCAGGAGTTCCAGACCATCCTTTTGATTTCGTCACTTCATAACATTGAAATTTTGCTCGTGTTTGCATAATTATTTTTCCTTTTTATCAATTAATAAATTAATGAAATTCATAGCAGCAATATTTGCAATCTCGTGAATATCAGAATTTCTTAGATATTTTAATTTGAATGCTCTCTTGTATCTTTTATATTCATCTACAACTTCCATTACAATATTAGCTTGCCATGCATTCATATAATTCTCATCATTTTTTAATTCATTAGTGATAACCTTAAGAGCATTATGAATTTTTGAATGTTCTTTTATCATATTGATTCCTTTTATTTTTAATGTAAACAAATATAAACCTATAACTTTAATAAGTCAATATCATTATAGACAAAATAAATAATAAAAAAAATATTTTGTAAATGGTATTGACTTTACTAAAAATAAGTATTATCTTTTCGACGCAAGTCGGAAAGGTTCTTTAGAACATAGTATGTGTATATATATTAATATGTATATATAAACATATACTATTTATATATAATACATATAATACATATAGTATATATGC